ATATGCGGCTCTCTTCGTCCATAAGCTGCTGGTTGTTGGTATCGACATAGGGCAACGGCTCCGCGACTACGGGCGTGGGTAGTTCCTCGTCGTAACTCATCTCGACGCGCTTCAGGTTGCTGCGGATCTCGCCGGCCAGTTGCTCACTCATTTTGATCCCTTCTTCGGTGTCTCGTCTGCGATTACCTTTCCGTTCTTGTCAATCAATCTGTCGCCTTCCCAGTGTGGAGCGTCGGCGGGTGCGTACTTCGATTCGTTTGAAAACGTGTGGTGATATGGCGTCTTGTAGGTATCGGGGAAATGTGGCCTGTTGTCGAACTGGCTTACCTTGGTCTTTCCCCCTCCCTGGCCGATTACGTTGTCCTTGTAGTAACCGCGCATATCGTAGTTATTGTCTGAAGCGGAAAATGTTGGATCTGGTTTTTCGCTTGCCGTCTCGGATGGGATCTTGTTGGCTCTTACCCATGTTTGAAAATCCTTCTCCTGCTCTGGCGATAGCTTCGTTGCATAGGGGCTATCTACTTTCTGCCTCCTTATCTGAAGTGGACTGCTTCAGTACAGGTTGCGGGGATGGCTGGGCTTCCTGCCGATATGCGTCATGCGCCCCAATAAAACTAGGGAGAATGACTGGGAACATCGCTTTAGTCACTTTCCCGTTTTTCGCAACGTCTTCAACAAAATCCGCGAACCCTGGATTTGTGGCCAGCCTATTGAGCAATAGCTTGCGCGTTGCGTTGATTGTGCCTTTCGGGAGTTTGCCGGCTGCTATAGCCTCGCCTCCCATCTCATCAAGTGCGGAGTTAAAGGCTTCGGCGTTTGGAACGGATTTAGTGAGGTCGGCAATCTTGGTTAGCGTATTTAGAGCATCGGGACCGATCGCATCCTTAACGGCCTGAGTTCCATATTTCATCTGCACACGATTCAATCCTGTGCGAAGTCTTGTACCTACTATGTTGCGCGGTACGTCCGCTCCTTTAGCTACGCCTTCATCCAAGTTGTCATAAGCTCTGTCGATCACATCTCCCACGGCATCATGGATAAAGCTCTTTGCGTAAGCGGCTTTTGTGGCGCGATAAACTTTTGGTCCCAGTTCGCGCGCGTGAGTCCTTAGCAGGTCATCCATATCCACCTGCAGAGAATCAACTAGCGAGTAGTCGCGGTTTTTGTATGCCTTCTTAATCTTCTGCTGCAGGTCTGCGAAATTGTTGCCGGTCTCTTCGTTGACTTTGGTATAGAAGTGCTCTTTTGCAGCGTCCTTGATAGCGTCTCCGCTCTGGCTGTAGCTCTCAACCCCCTGGGCGTACTGCTCTGGGTCAAAGTCAAGGTGTTCGCTCAAATCATCTAGCGTCTTTTTTGCGCTCTCATTGGCGAGATTCTTTACGGCCTGTTTACTGGCAGCTTGTTGCTGACGCGCAATCACGGGCTGCTCGCCAATAGTCGTTACTTTCGCCGCAAGTGGATCCGGTTCTGATCCCTGCGAGGCGAGGATTGGGGCTTTCTCTCCAGCAAGATTCACCTCTCCCGGCCGAATCCTCTCCGTAACATCTCCCGCATATCTCTCTGTGCGTCCTAATCCGCCTCCTATCAGGGTCGCCACTCCTGCCCCTATTGCGGCTTCTCCTGGCGTTGCTCCATGCTCCAACTCTTGCGCTCCGGTGACGGCTCCCTGTCGCAATCCGATAGTCAAAGCCTTCGCTGCTGCTGGGTGTTCTGCAGCTATGTTTAGGAAGGACTGGACACCTTTCAACCTTGATAGATAACTACCTTTGAATAAGGGTAGGAGTTTCGTTCCCAGCCACTCCAGTTCCTTATCTCCAAACGCATATTCCCCAGCCTGTTCCCCAAATCCGCCTATCATTTTTCCAGCTGTATCAAGTGGCTGGGCGGCCTCCCGCTGCAATACTTCGGGGGGATGAGACAGGCTTAATCCTTCGGGCTGCAATATGCGGGGTAGATGCGCCATCCCTTGCGATGCCATCGTGCTTGCACCTTCGCGCAAGTCGCTAAAAAAACCCTGCTCGGATGGCTTCGGTATTACTACGCCAGCGTCCTGCGCTTGCTGTGCGGCGGTATCTTCCACGGTTGCGCCTGGGGGAAGTCCTGACGCCTGACCGTTGCCCACTGGCGGTGCTGCTGCTGGTTCCGGTGCTGCTGCTACGCTGGCTCCTGGGGGTAGAGGCATCACTTACCTCCCTGGGTTATGGGCTGATAGTCGTTCCCTGCTGCATCTGCGGAATGGCCAATAGTCGCGCCACTTTTATCTTTAACCCTGAACCTTCCCGCTGGTATCGTCGGCTCTTGCGGTTTTACTCCGCCTTCGCCTGGGGTGATGCCTCTTGCTGTGGCGAGATTGCCCATCGTATTTACGATTTCCTGGCGCTGCTCTGGGGCAAACCATGTGCCATGCAGTTCGTGATAAGCGCGCCCCTTAAGTGATCCCATCCAGCTACGCGCATTGATGAGCATGCTTTGTTGTGGCCCTGACATGCGGAATCCGGAGCTGGGTTTAGCCAACTCAAAGTATTTATCCATCAGGGCTTCATCACCCGATCCGGTAAACGCTTTTGGGTTCTGTGCTCCCTGCCCCATATAAAGATCCGCATACTCCATCGCATCTCTAGCTGGCTTCGTCGCCTTTTCTACGGCGGCATCCTGTTTGGCCTTGGTTCCAAGTTTGTTAATGTTGTCTGGAGCATTAACCATTTGCGTTGGGTTTTTGCTGTTGTAGAAAACGGTTTTTCCGTCTTTATCCTCCCCAATTACCCAGGTCGGCTCCGCTCCGCCTGTCTCCTTCAGCCGCTCTTTACTCTTCTGTATTTCCTTCGTCGCCTCGTCCAAAGCCTTCACGGGGTCATTCGGCAATAGCTTGTTCCATTTGGCTATGATTGCCCCATCTTGGGTGGTAGGCGTCTTCTCGCGGTCAGTCCTCGCCTTCGCCTGTTCGTTCCTGAACGCTTCGCTTGTTATCTTGTCGTTGGCGGCTTGCTGCCCCATCGTTCGCTTGAAGTAATCCGAATACTTTTCTCCTGCTGGCGCGATATGTTCCGTCTTTACCGTCTTCGTCTTGTCGTCGGGGTCAAGCGATAGGGAGAACCAAGGAGTAGTGCTTGTGGTTCTCTGATTACCGGCTGTGCCTGGGATATTCCAGAAGTTCGCTCCACCTTTGCCGTTCGGCTCCACAAATACATTGCCTTCCATGTGGGCTTTCATTGATTTCGGGTCGGCTATCCCCCTCTGTGCAAGGTCCTTGGGATCGCTCACGTTCATGGCTATAGGTGTCGCGCCCATTTCATCCAGAGTTTTTGCGTGATTCAATGCCCGTTCTGCCTGTTCGTCGGCATACTTTTGGGGAAGATTCTTGTAGTTCCATGCGTTTATTACGTTGTCCTGATTCAGCTTCACCATCTGCGCCTGGTGGAGTACCTGTTTATCAGCGTCTTCCTGTCGCTCTTTATTAACCTGTAATCCATACTCTGTGCCGGCTGCTGCACCCTTAAATGCTCCTCCTGGGCCTCGTGAATTGGCTGCTCCCTGTGCCGCTCCTCCGAGGGCTGCGGCCGCTATGCGGGACCACTTCTCTCCGGTAGTGGAGGGATCGTGGGTCATGGTCACATTTCCATCCTTATCCTTGGTCACATGGATGGTGGTATCGCCTCCCAGAATCCCTCCAACTTTATCCAGAATGTTGCGCCATGTTGACTCGTGATAGCTGCGCTCAATGTCGGGATTATTGGGTGCGGTTTCGCTGGGAATAGAGGTGGGATATGAGGGGTCAATCGTGGCCATCGGCTCGGCTGCGGCGGGTGCTGCGGCGGGTGCTGCAGGGGCCGCAACCATAGCATCCGGGGGAACGGTATTGCCGGGGTTCCACGTAGGGTCCGGGGGTGCCAACATTGCCAGTGGATCGTTCTCCATAACGCCTCTCTTTTAAGCCTGGGCCAGCTTCAGGAAATGATTGAATACGCGGGTAAATATCCAGCGTATTGAGCGGTGTTTCCGTACCATCGCGGCCGCGCGCTCACCAAAGCGGATATAGAGATTCAATAACCAGTGTCCCGTAAAGTTGTTCTGTAGCCATTTGCGAATGGTTACGGTGCGCGGGTCATACCATCCGCCATATATCTCTGCGGCTATCCAGCACATCGGAATCTTGGTAGCGGCTCCCGCTCCAATGGCTCCCAGAGCTCCGAAAGCTGCTCCCCAGGGTGCAAACGCGGCATCGGACGCGGCTTTGGCGGTGGCTCCTGCGTTGGCTCCTGAAGTATTGGCTACTCCTGCGTAGCCTGTGGGGTTTAGGAGGCCGGCTGTGGATCCCAGAACATTCGCGGCGGCGTTCCAGTTCTGGTATCCCTGCGCGTAATTCTGCATGGTGATCGAGTTGTCTCCCGCTGCTCTGGTGGCGGCGGCGGCGTTAGCGTTCTGGGCTATAAGGTTGGCGTCCACGCTCGACGGTAGGAGAGTATTGCCGCCTCCTCTTGCCGCGAGGATCTGGGCTGTCGCCTTCTGCGCCTGGGCGTAATCCGTGGCCACTCCCTCTACATTCTGAGTACGCATGGCGTTTTCTTGTCCCTGGCTGAATCCGGTCTGGGACGGGCCGGCCGCTAGGATCGGCTGAAAGATGCTCGTTAGCGCGCCGGTAATGGCTTGGTTTTGCCCAAAAACCTGGGTGTACTGGGTGGAAAGCTGCTTGTAAAACTCGTTTTGCTCGTCGCTTATGTTTTTGAGGTCGGTATTATCTCCGCACATTGGGGGGTACCTCGCTACTTTCTAATGCTTGTGGGAACGCTTCCCAAGCCTCTGTGTCGCCTTTTTGGGGGTTATCTGGTGTCACCGGCCATATCGAGCGGATGAGAAGTCCTGGCGACTCCCGGAATCCGAGACGCTTTTTGGCGAAATTTGCCAGTTCCACGCCTTCGGTATCGAAGATGACCTCCCGGAAACGGTTGTTGCGGAAGATATCGCCTATCCAAGCGAAGCCTTTGAGGAGTGCGGAACGGTTGCGCGCCTTGTCTTCGGCTCCCTCTATAGCCGGGAACTGGATCGAAATACGGACGGCGGTGGCGGTCTTGAAGTAGAAAACAACTATTCCCTGCTCGTCCTCCAGTGCCCACGCATCCTCTCCGGGGTTCAATTTGAGGAAGTAATCCGCGTCCATCCTGCCCTGGTGGTACTGGTCGGCTCTGATCTGAACCTCCAGATATGGCCTGTCCTTCTCGCTCAGGGGGCGAACGGTATAGCCGGCGAAGGTGAACGCTTGCGGTGGTCTCATGCTCCCGCCTCCAATCCCAGAGATTGCTGGCTTCCCAGATTGGTCACGGCATAGCCGAAAGTTCTCATCCTGTCATTGGTCCAGAGCGGGAAACTGGTATCGCAGGAGTCGGACTTTACGCGATAGGCATGACCCAGCTTTGCCGGCGTTGAAGCGCGGCCATAGTGAAATTTCTTGCAGTGTTTATGCGCGAGTTGTGCCCAGCGGTAGGCCGTCGCTTTGAATCTGTCACTGCCGCCTAAGAAGATTCCAGAGAAGAGATGCAGGGAGTTTTCGACTTCCGCCAACTCCATCCCGTCCTGAACGGCCAGATACCACGGCCATCCGTTCGGCAATTTCATTCTCCATTCCAGCGAAAACTCTAGGGATTCACAGCCGTTTGCAACTATGTCCGGGGTTACGGCCATGTAGGGATCTGACGCCACGGCAAAAGCCTGATCCAGCCGCTTTTCAAAGGTCTCGGTGGGGAATCCCTCGCCATGTAGATATGACCCAAACGCTCCGTTATCAAAACCCCAGGGCTCGTATGCGAATGGGGTGGGTTTCCGGGCTACAAACATCCTTCCCCAACCCCTTTCTTGAAGGGTTTGCAGGTTGCGGGATGAGCGGGTTTCTCCTAGTAAAATCTTCATGCTCCCGCTCCTCTCTTGGCTGGCAGAATCCTTTGCGATGGAGTGTTCCCCTGGCCGTAAAACTGCCGGGCAAATGCGTCTCCCGTGGAGGCCATAAGCGGCATCGAAGAGAGCATGAAAGGACTGCGCGCGGTGGGGTCTGTAGGGGTGGGGGAGGAGGGCGAATTATTGCCCTGCTGCGGGGGTGCTGAGGCTGGCTCCCATCCCTTCAAATCGACCTTCGCGGATGCCTTGATAGAGGGCATTATTGGCTCCTCATTTCCTGCCACGTTTGGCCAAAAATAGTGAAGGTCAAGAGCTCGTTTGCGGCGTCTTCAGCCGGCCACGAAATCTCCATCTGAAAGTGTCTGCACCATGCCGCACTTTGGCTCTGCGCGAAGTGGTATCTATCGCTGTAAAGTGTCTTGCTCGGAGGGAGATTAGTAGGGTCCTGGCGGGTACGATCCAGAGGCTCAAAAGGCTCTGAAACTACCCCCGCAAACTCCCCGCTAATCTCCCCCAAAAGCAGTGCGAGGCTGGCGCGAGTTCCGACGCGAACAGCCTCTAGGGTGATAAATGAAAGGGCGGCTAACTGACCCGGCTGGGCCAGTACAATACTCCCGAAACGGGACGAAACGGGGTACGGCGTACCATTGTCCAGCCGGCTCGTTATATCCCGCTTCATAATTGGGCCGGCTGCGGTTCCTGCCCACAAAAGCAGAAACTTTCCGGGTAGGACTTCGACACTCTGAACACATCCCATGCCGGCGATATTGGCGCGAGGGCTCCACGCGCTCCCCTGTTCGGGTGCATTGTTCGAGTTCATCCTGTACCAGTAGCCATTTCCATTGGCTACATAGAGCGCGGTTTCTCTGCTGGATTGGGTGTGGAAGGTAACAAAAGCCTGGGCGGGGTCAAATTCTTCTTCAAACCTGTCTGCAATTGGAAAGCCAACTTCGATGATTCCCGCCGAGGGATCAAGGGCGATAACCATGTTGTTGCCCTGCATAAGCAGGGGTGTGGTCTTGTTGATCGTGAAAGCGTCATAGTGGAGCAACGGCAATTGCTCCACGAAAACAACCATGTAAAGGGGATCGCTGGAGGTCGCGGAACCAAGGATGATGTACGCATCTCTTACCGTGAAAACCACGAGGCCGAGGGTGCAAACCCAGAATCTCGTAATCTTTGATTGCGCGGTAAACGTGGTGTTGAAACCTGAGTTTCCGCTTGATCCGCTAACAATGGCATCCGGGCCGCTGGAGACGTAAACGACGTTTCCCACGGCGGCAAAGATCCTTCCAAGGTGATACCCCAGGCATGTGGCTCCCGCTGGGAGTGGCGTACCTTCGCCGGCGCGCTGCGCCTGTATTGCGGGATTCAATCCAGAGTCCGGGGTGTGGTCGAGATAGGACCATTTCACTCCGGGGGCGGGGTTCGGAATGGTATCGAGATAGAGAAAAGTTGATCCGCCTTGCGGGGTGCGATAGATGACAACCTGGGTCACTCCCGGCTGTGTTGATCCGTCACCCTGTACCAGTACCTCGTTGCCCTGAATGACGGTTATGGGAATGGACGCGGGACTCATGTTGCTTATGTCGCCGGTGGTCGGGTTCTTAAAGGCGTATCCATAGCTAACGGGCGCGGTGGATGGTACGGAATACGGGCCTTTGTTCTGCCAGATAACCAGCGCGTCTCCGGTCAGCGCGCCTATTTGGTTCTCGAATTTCGCGGGTGCGCTTGGACTCGTCGTACCCAGTTGGTAAACGGTCTGTAGGTAGCCGTTAGGGTCAAGAATCGTCGGGGCGGTGGTAATGTTGTTCGATACTCCGCTGGGATTGCCGGCGAGTGTAGCTATGTCGGTCCAGCTCAGGACGCGGCCAACGTTCTGCCAGATGAGGCCGTTGGTGCCGTCGCTGATTTGCATGTTGACCTTGCTGGCCGCTCCCCAGTTCGGTGCGGTTCCGCTGCCGTTAGCGGTGCCTCCGTGGATCGCTACGAAAAGTTGGTCCGGGGTTCCTGGCGGGTTTGTGATGTGGCCTATTACAAGGTCTCCCAGACCATAGCCAAAGCCAGACACCCATGCTCCTGCGCCTCTGTTCGTCCATGAAATCGTCCCGTCAAGGGATGAGACCGGCCAGTTTGGTTCTCCTGATCCAAGGTGCCCAGTCATTGCAGGATCGCCGGCAAGGGCGAAGTGACCATAACTATGGAGGTTCGCGTCGCTGCCTCGAATCACTACAAAGTTCCAGAACACTGTGGGAACATCGGGGCGGGGAACCCATGCCGCCTGAATCGTACTTGCTGCCCAGGAGGGATAGGGATTCGGGCGCGGCTGCTGGACGGCGGTGGGCGCGGTGGTCGGCGCGGTGATTCCCCAGGTCCACACGTTCCCGGTGTCGTAATGCCAAAGCATGTTATCGACGCCATTCGTGAAATAGAGGGTGTTTCCGACGCCTAAAAAGTAGGTTGATCCCGCTCCCGCGCTCTTGGTAAAAAGCACGTTCTTTGTGTTGGGGCCGGTGGCGTCAAAGACCTGTCCTCCACCCATGCCGGTATCCGCTAAAACCTTGATGAACTCGGTTGTAAGGGTGAAGGTATTGAAGCTGTAAAAGCGATTGACCGGGGGAAAAGTCTGGTTGTTATAAACGGTGTTTCCGCATCGGCGGCGGAGAGTGAGACGCGGGGTTATCTCTGCGTTCTGGCCGGCCAGAATCGAGTCCTGGCGGCTCATCCCGTACTTCTCCTGATACTCACTGGTGGCGGCATCGCGCAATTGGCTGCGGTTCGTCCAGAGCCCGGTAAAGATCCGGTTAGTATGCAGGGGCGCGAAGCTGGTAGGTTCGCCGGCCGCTCCTGCTTGCTGGAGAAGATTGGCCATTAGGCGTTCCCTCTCGCCTGTGCGCCTTGCTGCGCGGCCATCGTCTCGCGTCCCTGCTGGGTGATGAGGTCAAGCCAGTTGCCGAGGAAGATATTTCTCTGCAGGGCGGTTAATCCGTCCTGTTCACCTAGCAAATGGCTGGTGAATTTTGAGAGGAATATCGGCGCGCGCGCGTCTTTGGTGAGAAGCGAGACAATCCCCAGGAATCCCCAGTCGTAGATGTAGCTTTTGTGGTCGGGAATCGGCTTCCAGGTACTTGCCAGCGAGGTCATCGGTACGGCTGCGCGCTGGTAGAAAGCATCAATGATGTACGGCGCATCGGGAATTGAGTTGAGGCGGATGACAATGCCGTCCTCGTCGTCGTTCTGGACGGCGGCTGATCCGGGCCGCTTCACTGTGGCATCTTCCGCGAGTGCCTTACGGACTTCGATTTCTTTTTTGTCGCCGGTCTTTGGGTCGGTAAGCCATACCTGCTCCAGAAAACCAAAGTCTGTAACCGTGTCGATTAGATAGTCCTGCCCCCAGTCGTCAACGGCCGGGTCCAGCTCCAGATGAATCTGGCCACGGTTGAAAGACCATTTGAACGGTGGGCCAAGGATGGTTTGCTTGACGATGTTGGCCGCGCTCAATGCCGGCTCCGCGTTCGATATGTCCACGGGCTGATAGCCAAGGAAGGGCATCGACCAAAGCGCGCTTGACATGATGTTGCGGGTTGCGCTCATCGCTTATCTCCATCCGTAGCGATACGGCCAAGGACCGGGATCGCTGGTGTAGCTGGGTGCCATTACGCTCTTGTCGGGGAAGAATCCTTTGGCCTCATCTTCGCGGTCATTCTGGCGCGCCTGGGCATCGAGCGCGGCCAGCCATTCGCCTTTCATCTGCGGATAACGGGCCTTCACTGCGGGATTGGTGGAGTAGCGGTGGGCGTAGGCCACGCATCCATCCCTGAACCACTTCGCCTGATCGTCGGGAACGGGATCAATCTTTTGCTTCATGTTCAAAAACGGAATGGCCTTCTTCTGACCCCATAGCCTGATAAGCCATACGTTTCCACATTCGGGCGGAATCGGGTTGAAGCGGAATCCCTGGGCGTGTGGATCCACAACCAGCCAAACGCATGTCCCGTCTGTGATCGTCTGGCCGGCCGGCCAGTTGTCGGGCTGGGTGGCTGGGTCTGGCCACAGCGGAGCGGCGGGGGGAATCAGTCCCGTGGTTCCGTACTGCACAAGGATGAGGATGTTTCCCTGGGCATCGAGTATGTTGGTCGGCGGGTTCGACGGCGCGGAGGCTGCGCCTATCGGCTGCGTGTAGACTTCCTGCGGTCCTGGCCACGCGCCTTGTTCAAGGTCACTGTTGTAGAACCATGCCGCCTGATAGGGGAAACCCGATTGCACGTTTGCCATTGGGAGATCCCTGACAACGTAGATTGGCCATGTCGGGGGCGGATAGGTCGAATTGTTCACGTCAATCCGTAAACCATTCTCCAGCCATCCAAGCTCGTTGATCGGTGTTGCATAGTCCTGTTGGTAGCTCGTTAGAGGGAAGGGCGGAATTTTGAGGCGGTTCCACTTCCACGGGAAACGTACACTCAGCAACTCGCTCATCACATCGTTGGCGATAGTCAAAGCGGGTTCGGCGGCAAAACCTCCTGTGTTGTTAAACAGGGGGTTGAGGTCTCCAATAGCGGAGACCCCATCCATGATTTGCTGCAGCCTTATCGTGCTGTTTCCCACGGCTCCCCCTTATTTACCTTTAGCCGGCTGCTTGTCCCTGTTTGAAATCCGCTGATGTGGGACTGGCTTTAGTGCCGGCTTCCTTGGTGGACTTGTCTGCCTTCTCGCGCGCCTTCTGCTGGTCGTCAAATTCCTTTCGGCGCACGTCTGGGTCTTCGCGGGTGAGGGCATTGATCGCCGTTTCCATCGACTCCTCGCGCATCACATCCGGGTCTTGAAGGGTGTTTTGTGCGAGTTGGACCTTTTTGTTTTGCTCGGTCTGGATGGCGTTGAGCTCATCATTGGCGGCTTCGTTCTTCTCCGCCTGGTCGATGAGGTAAGCGCGGCGGTCACGAGCGGCCTTTATCTCGGAGACCTGCCCCAGCGTTTTTTCTTCAGGGTCGATCCTGCCTTTGTCGATATCGCCTTTTTCGTATTCCGCTGGTGTCTGGTTGGATTTGCGGCCGCGAATGGCGTTGGCGTGTTCGCCGCTGCCGGCTCCGCGAGGTTCGGCGGTTTGCGTGGTCATGTCTGGCTTCACTTTCTGCGGAGGTTTCCGCTTTGGGGTTTGTGGTTCTCTCGTGCGTGGTCGTATTAAGCGGCGGGTTCGGCCTTGGTGATGACGAACAATTGCGTTCCGCTTGGCTCGTTGTCGGTTGGGAGGTTTACTGCCCACTGGTATTCCTCATAAAGTTTTCGATAGAGGGCTTTGTCTTCGACGGATGCCTTGCGCGCGTTCAATGCGGTATCCGGTGGCTCCCAGACCTTCGAGCATCGTTGGCAAAGGACGATCATGGGACCGTGGCTAAGCGTGTGCTTGATGACGGCATAGTTGTGGTCGTTGCCGTGAGCAAGCTGCTGCACACCCTTGCCGCCTTTCTTGTGCCAGCAATTCGCCTGGATTGCCTCCTGACGCGCGCGCGCATCAAGCAGGTCAACATTGCGGCGTTCCGCGCGGAGATGCCTTGCGGCTCGGTTGTTCCGCATCTCCTCCACGCGCTCCCGCGTCTCTTCAAGCTGGAGGGCTTCCAACTCATCCGTGATTGACTTCTTATCAAGTGCCATGACGTTTCTCCGTGGCTTCAAATTTCGGAACTGGGGGAGTGCTGGTGGGACACTCCCCCGTTCCGCGTCTCAGTGGGGTGAGGCGCGGCGTTCCGTCTCTTTTAGGTCAGTGCGGTTGCGGCATCGAAGTAACGGATGCGCTGGACAGGATCCGGTGGAAGGGTCGCCGTATACATGGTGTTATAGCTGGCGAAACCTCCAATCATTTTCGACGGATCATAGCCTGAAGGCTCGGTAATCCTTCGGACCCAGACCTGGATGTTGCGCCAGTCGCCGTCTCCGATGGCGGTATTTTCTTTCGCGCCAAACGAGATACCGATTACGCCATCCTTTGCGATCACATACGTCCGTAGCTTCACGGGCGCGGTGCCGGTCTGCTTAACCAGGGTTGACTGGTGGAAGCTGACGCCACCCCAATCAATGACCGTAAGCGAGTCACCATCGGGGCTTGGGAGCTCGCGCAGCTTCTCCTGGCCTTCGGCTGTTCTCTTCAGAACATCCGTGATGCCGTTCGGCTGGGTTGACATGAGAATGTCACCCACAATTAGCGGATGGATTACACCCGTGTAGCGGCCATTATCAAAGGGCAGGGCATTGACGGCCGCAAGCGATTGCGCTGCTGCTGTAATGTCCTGTGCTGTGACGTTGGCTCCAAGCGGAACCATCGCAACCTTGGGATCCACGGCTGCAGCCCCATCCGCCGTGTTCTGGATGATAAGGTTGATTACCTGCGCCAAACGGTACGCCATCTGGACGCCAAGAGCCTCCAAAGCGGGGTCGATGGCGGTCTGTAGGGCATACGTGGAAATATTCGCGTAGTCTGCGTAATTTCCAATCGTGCTGGTGTTCTGCACAACCGTCACAGTCAACCCAGTTTGTATGGTTCCCTCTGGAGCCTGGGTGAGCGGCGGGGCCGGTAGGTTCTGGTACATGAACAAAGCAAGTTTGTTGCCGCTTGCTTCATCCAATTGCCGGCGAGACGTGCATCTTACCCAGGGCGTCTCTGCCTTAAGGTTTGCGATAAAAACTTTGTCCCACTGGGTAACAACAGACTGGGGCAAATTAGTTGTAAGGTTCGACGCTGGGGAGACTCCAACTCCCAGCACAAGGGCAGAATGAACCTTGCCCACTTGACCCGTGAACGAGATAAATGAGCCGCCTACGGCACAAATAAACTCGATCACGGGAATGAGAAACTTCTTGAAAAACACCTTGCCGCGCTCTGCGGCTGACGATGTGTAGCGCATGTGACTATCCCCCTAACGGGTGAGGTCACGCGGTTTTAGAGTTGGAGTTATACCAGTCCCGGAATCCCGGCTCGTTTAAGAGCTTGTCTTTAAATTCCCCCTGGCTCATCCCCTCTATCTCAGCGCGTGTATATCTCGGTGTTTTCTGCCGAGGGGCAACCGGGGCATTTGCCGAAGCATCTGCGTTGCGGAGTCCTGTGGCAACCGTACGAGGTCTGGGAGAGGGGGCCGCTACTGCTGGCGTTGGCCTTCCGTTAGGTGGTGTTGCGGGTGGTGCGTTCGGCGTACCGTCATCCTCGCTTGAGGATTCCGGGTTCTCCCCGCTATCGTCGGGCCAGGGAACCATGTCACCACGGTCCCATAGGGTTGTGAACGCTATAGCGAGATTGTTGCGGGTAAGATCCCAGCCGTTCGCGCGCAACTCACCAAAGAGAGCATCGCGGTTTTGGGGCACAGGATAAAACTCTGGGTGTTCTTCGCGGAACGCACTTGATTCCGCGATGTAATACGCATCGCGCTCCTGCTGGCTCATCTCCGTAAACTTGCGCCCGATATTGTCGGGGGAGATGCCCTGGCGCGCGGTAACGATTTCTTCGATGGCTTCGACCACCCTTTCCGGGTCGGTGATATCGGAGGAGAGGCGCAGACGATCAGCGGCGGTGAGCTGCTTCGGTGGCTCAATCTTCAGTTGAGGTCTCGCCGCGTCTGGCTTTCGCAATTTTGTAAACTCCATGTTGACGTGAATCTGGGAGTCAGCTAGTTTTTCGGCTACTTCGTCAATCGTCTTACCTTTGAAGGTGGAGACGCGCGCGCCTTTGGCGTTCTCGATCACCAGAATGTAATCGCCGTTTTCGTCGGGTTGCTTGTCATTCAGCCAGCGTCTTTGCATTGTTTGGTTTCCTTTTCAAATTTCCGCATAGTCCTCTTCCGCGAGGGGTCTTGTGGGATCAAGCAAATTCTCTTGTCTCCGCTCCTCTGGGGATAGTTGGGATATGGGGTTTGGTTTAGCAATAGACGCCAGGAAAGTTTGTGACTCCAGTTGAATCCGGTCTTGCATGTGCGTGAATATCTGCCATGCAGCCTTAGCCATTTTGTGATTGGCAAGTACAGCGTTCTCGTCGGCGGGATCGGTGTTGATGAGCTTGGTTTCGGTCTCAATGCACACCATCTCCAGCACGTCCAAAAGGTCCGGGTAAATCTCTGAGTTGGCGAGGTTGTGGAGGTTACGACGCTGAACGGACGAGAGTTCGGCGGTCACGCCAAAGGTTCTCTCCGTTCTGGTCGTCGTCTCTTCCATTTACTTGTCCTCGTCCTCTTCTTCTTCTTCCTCTTCGTTGCTTTCGTCGCCGTCTTCTTCGTCGCGGGTGTCTTCAAGCGGTTCGTTGGTGGGCTGCTTCTTGCCCTTTAGCTCTGCCACCTCTAGCCTCCTCCGTAGTATTGGCTTGCTTGCATCGTGCGCTCGTCGGCGGTGCGCTCTGCAAAAGCGGCTGCGCGCTCTAGCGGCGACTGCACTAATGTCTTGTGTGTTGTGTCCACGGTCTTGGCTGCGATGCGGCCGGCAATCTTCTTGTCTTCGAGCTCCATGTCATTCTGGTGCTGCTTATCCATTTCGGCGGATTTAGCCTGGGCCTGGATCGCGGCGGGGTTCTGCATCATCTGTTGCTGCTTTTCCTGGTCGGTCATGGGCACAATCAAATCCCGCTTGTTCTTCCACTCACTCATGTCCAGAACCATATTGACCAACTCCATAGCGTTGATCTTCCATCCGGTCTCTGAGAGTTGCTGGACTAGCGCCTGATTACCGAGGACTTCTAGCAGGAAGGGGAGGGCTTGAGCCATGCGGTTGCGCGCTGCAAGTTTGGTGCCGGCTAGGGTCTCAAACTTGACGGGCATCGACATGAAATCCTGGAAGTCGGGCACGAGGTCTTCTGTGCGCTCTGCCAGAACATCGCGGATTTCGCTTATGGGCATCCGCTCTTTAATCATCTGGAACATGAATTTGAGGAAGGGAATCAAGACGCCATCGCAAACTCTGTCCACGGGAGACTGGATGCGCGCGCTGGACGCGGCTGCTACTGCTCCCGCGCCGGTGCCTGACCTTACAATGCTCGATCCTCGTCCTGGGATAGAACCTTGCACTGTCGCCTGATCTGCTCCTGTCGCGCCTTCGGCGGAAGCTACAACGGATTGAATGGCGCGCCAAGCATCGGGCGGGACTTGTGGCTGGGCAACAAGAGCAATGGCTTTGGTCGCGTCATTACCGTCCACCATGCGGATGCCACCCAGCCTCCGACGTTGATCTTGCGTCGGAACATTCGCGCCACGGGCCACGGCGTACTCAGGCTGAACGGCAAAAGCGAGAATATCCAGAAGGGCGTTTAACATCCCCTGTTCCACTCTCTGGTCTGCGCCGGCAATGCGGCCAACACCCATGCCATAGCCGGCGTTATCAATGTCCCAGTAGTTCGCGGAGAAAAATGGTTTGTCGGGGAGTTTGTGCGGGTTCTTGCGAATCACGCATTTTTGCTGCAGGACCACGCGAACCTCAGTCTTGCTCCACCATTCCAAAACCTGCATCGGTTTCATTAGCGGATCTTCGCTGTAGGTATCGTCACGGCGCGCGGCGTGATGGACGCTGGTGTTTGCGCTCAAGGACTCTTCAGTGCCTTCGATGCTTTCGGTCTGCTCCTCATCGTTGGGCATGAAGATGGCGCGCAAAACATCATCACTGGGAATGTCGTACTCGTCATTTTCGCGGAGACGCTGAAGGTCGTCGTAGTTCAAATATCTTTCGTGGATGATCCACTTGGCTTTCCAGAGTTGATTAGGGTTGCGCCATGTGGGATCTACGAAGACGGTTCCCAGTTCGCACTTTTCAAAAATTGGCCGGTTGCGCGTTACTTCCACGTCCACGGCTTCAAACTCATCACTGGCCTCGGTAAAGACCGTCATGGGCTTGCCAAAGGGCATATCGACCTGGGGCGGTGCCACTTTGCGCTTGTAATGCGTCTCTACGCGGGTTTCAGTTTCCCAGCCGCCTTTGAAAATTACGGTCCCTTGGTTAGTCATGCCCTGGATGCCGTAACTGAGCTCCTGCTTGAAACTGATCTGGTCCAGCAACTCGGCTATCAGTTCCTTCCACGCGCGCGCGGAGTCCTGGTGCGATGACGGCCGGGGGCGTATGTCGAAGGGGGTCGGGTCAGAAAAAACTGCCCCCGATATCGCGGGGGCTAAGGCGTTCACTTGACGGGCAACGGAGAATCTTGAAACATTCGCGCGCGTCACGCTGGAGTTCTCGAAGACGCTTAAGGTGCGCGGGGATTGATACAAAATATCGGACTCGTTCCACATGAGCGGCCAGCGGCGGTCATTCAGCCATGCGCTTGCGCTCAGGTAGTCCTGGACAACGATGGAGAGTACGGCTTCATCCGTATATTTTGGCGGGATCGCGGGGTCGCGGGGCGTCTCAACGTCCTTAGCATAAACGGGTTGTGACCAATTGCTAGCCGCCGCTAGCGTGGCTGTGGCCATCGCTCCAGTACCTCACGCCAAAATAAGAAGCCCCAAAGCCCGTTCAAATGAATTTGCTTACTGTTTCAATTCGGGTTCGGGTCGGCGGTGTTACTGGTCGGCCACTTCCGGTCTCTACTGGGTGACAATCCCCTCGTCACCATTATGGAAAGTTAGGCGGATATTACCCTTCTGGGATGAGCATTGCAAACTCATTAACCTAACCTTCTCCGTTCTTGCGCTTTTTTGGTCAGTCCACACCTGCAGCCGTCGCGTCTACCGGAAAATTCGGCTATCTGCGCGCCGTAGCACGATCCCCTTGCACAGATGGGGTGGCCGTTGATTCTAATGGCGTGGAACGCTCCAACGGCGAAGCCGGGGCCGTCGCAATCGTCTCCACAACTACAGCACATATCCCCTGGTTCAACGGGTTTCAGCCTGGAGAGGCGGTGACTGTAGTTGGCGAGTTGATTTTCGGTATACAGTATCCCCTGTTCTGTAGGCTGATCCTGGCTCACGGGACAACTTCCCACTTTTCGGCCAGTTCGGTTGCATCGTAAGCGTCGGACGCGGCGTAACCGTCAACCAGTATCGTTACCTCTTGGCCGTCATCGTAGATAACCGTTGCGAGGTCGCCTGTCGTTTTATTCCTGAGCCTCGTCCCTCTGCCTTGGGATGGGGTGGACGTATTTGCTGCCGCTATTCGCGCATTGTGATGCGTAAATTTGTACTCACCAAATGCTGCCTCATGGCATCTACTTCCTGCTGGTGCGTTACACCGAGGGCACTCGATGTTTAGAGGATCGGTTGCTTCCCCACTCACACCCTCAACACTCGCCGCTTTATCCATTCAATCCACCTAAAATGTTCTCTAGCCCAAGTTCGTTATAGGGCTCGTCGTTCGGGTCGGTGTATTCGGCCTCTTCTTCTTCTGGCTCCGGTTCGGGCCTCGCATACTGGCCTCTCCCATAAATCATGTTGTACTTGTCGCGCTCTCTGACGGCGTTCCACGCCTCGTCTTCATCGTCCATTTCCCTGGCGATACTCTGGGGCAACAGGGCATCCGCCACGCGCGCTATGCAGTCGGGAATGGCGTTGTTCGGGAGCATCCCGTACTGGGTCAGTTGCAGCATAAGCGCGCGCAATTGCTTCATGCCGGCATTGAAGTAAAGCCGTCCCGTGGCGAGGTCTGCTTCGATGTTGCGGATTCTCAGGTCTCTCTGTCCGGTGTCGTCGTTGAAGTCCTGCCAGTCGATCCCTACATCCCAGCCCGTTGTAAGGGAGTAGTTCTGTATGGCTGACTGCATGAGGATGGCGCCTGGGGAGTCCTCGACGCTTATCCGGTGCATCTGGTACTTCCGCGCGAGAGTGGCAACATGGTTAGCGAGAACGCTGGGCTTGTAGTGGCCTTCGATGGCCTCGACAATGTAACAGCGATTGCGGTACTCGATTCCGACAACAGCGGCCGCTGTCGTCCACTGGTGGCGGGTGCAAGGGAACCTCCAGTGAATGAAGGTTCGGCCTTCGAGCGGCAAAGCATCCTCATTCACCATCGCGCGCAAAATCTGATCCTGCGAAAACACAACCTCGGCCGCGCCGTACTCGTCGTTTTGATACTGCGTCATAAACGAATCGAAGCCGTTGTCATATTCCGCGCGTAGATAGTCGTAACTGAGTATCTTCGGAAACAGCAAAACCACTTCATCCTCATCGGGAAAGCCGTTCTGATCCAGCCGCTCTCCGCTCTTGAGAATCAATGACGGCTTAACGATCCGCCTCACTTCGCCTGGGCGCGTGGTCAGTACCTCATCTGCAAAAACATCTCCGGTTCCGTATGAAGTCCCGCACTTGGTTTCCAGTCCCAGGGGCAAGAGAACCTTACGCGCGAGTTTGTATTTTTTGGTGATCTGAGTTCGGTTCTCATACTTCTGGGAGTTGCGATTATTTGAAATATCGTCAATGACGAGGTAGTTGGGGTGATACCCCGATAGTCCTGACTCCACGGATTCCCCCCATATCGCCGGCTCAATGATGCGGGGCTCGTCCTGGCGGATAGCGGCGGTAAACTCGCCGGTGTCGGGTTCCTTGCCCACGCAGAGCTCTGGGAAGAGTGCTTGAAAGAGGGTAGGGGGGCGGTTCGGTCTCCTGACAAAGAATCCACCAACCTGTTTCACAAAGTCCCATGCAAGGTCTCTGCGGCCGCAAAGGATCATTATTGAAATGGTCCTCGGCCAGCAAATGATGAGTTGCGCGCAATTGGCGAGAGAGATGGTGGTTTTGTAGACGCCACGGGGAAGCAAGAGGGATCCACGGCGTTTACCCTGCTTGATACTCCCCGATATCCACTCATCGAGTGATAGCCCTGGCTCTTTCTGCAGGAAGAAGCCTATGGCCTCGTGGTGTATCTCTTCATCGACTAAGCAGAATCCCAGTACCCAGCAAAGCGCAAGTAAATTGGTCTGGCAGACGCGCCGGCCGTCATCACGGAGTTTTTCGTCTTCCTGTACCAGTACGGTGAGCTCCGCGCGCCATCGCTTGTTATCGTGTTGGTCCTGGGTCTCGTCCTTCAATCGACGCCAGTTGAAGGGCATGGATCAACCTTTTTCTGTTGTGATTTTTAGCGTAGAGAACGGACGGCCAGCCGGGTCTGTGAATGTCCCTGCTATGTATGTATCCTCTACCGTTTTCACGCGAATCAATCCTCCATGTTCGGGGGTGATGATGAGGGGTTCGCGTTTCTCGCCAAGATAATGCTTCTTCAGCCAGTCGCTAAATTCGTAAATGTCGGTGAGCTCTGGCAACTTCTCCATCAAGACTCCTCGGCCTCGTCGGGAATATCCGCCATGTGGTCCTTCATGTGGGCCAGAAGTTCGTCATGGTTGGCGAGGGCGTATTCAGCCTCTCCGCGCTGCCCGTCCATTGGGTAGTTGCCGTGTTTGTCGCGGAGCATGTGGCGCGCGATATAGCCCTTGTTCTCGGTGCGCCTGACGTGAATCTCGTGAGCGTGTAGCTTCTTGCCTTTGCCGCCCAGGATCTTCTGTACTTCCTGCGGTGCTGCGGTGGTTCGATCCATCGCGCGCCTCCTTACCGTACAAGATGGCCGGCCAGAATGACCGACAGTACCCAAAAGGCTAGGCCGGCTGCAACAAGACGATTGAACCAGGGCGGGGGATTCCAAAATGCGGCGAGGGTAAAGCACACAAACGCGAAAACCAGAAGGATGAGAGTTAACATTTTGACCTCACAATGCAAAAGCGATTGACGTAGGCTTTATGTCCGTCTTCAAACTCGATTTGGGCGAGTGTGCCGCTTTGGTGGAGGATGCGGCATTTCTGGCCTTTCCGTTCGTTGATCCCGTGGCGGAGTACGTGGCGGAAGGCGTTGGGTGTTTCGGGGGTGATTGTAGCAGTACCCAAACGCATTATGCCTTTTTCGGCCAGCTTGCGGAACTCTCTATCTTCCTCCTCCATCTTCGGCCTCCATGTTCACTGAGTTTTTCCAAGGTGGCAGGGTAGTTTTATGCTCGTGGGATCGTCGGGCCTTCCTGCAGTGGTCACGATTACCCGGAAGCCGCATAAGCAACACTCCACTATGTATTGACCGCAGCGTTTCGCTGGATAGGGAAGGTCTACGGTGCAGGTCTGCGTAGCCCCTTCGCTAACGTCTAGCTTTATGCCGTCGGGATAGTTCGGGTTTGGCGCGCATTGTGGCTCCCTGCCGGCGTCGTTCCATTGCACGATAAATTGATCCTCACTCACTTGTAGCCTCCTCCTTTGCCGTCTTCTTCTCTGCGCGCCTCCATGCCATGTACCGCGCGCGCTCCTCGGCTGTCGATGGTCTGAGGCAGTAGCGGCATTGCTTCTGATCCAACTTGCTCCGCATGAAGTCTCTGCGCGCCTTGGTACAGGCTTTCGAGCAAGTTATTGCATCGCTCTTACGGTCTGTTGGGATCGGATTTTTGCAGTTGACGCAAAACATTGTGTTGCCGGTGAAGCTGTCTTTTCGTGCCATTCTTTCTCCTTATTCCTCGTCTTCTAGCCCCAACTCTGGAAGGTCTTTACTGAGACGTGCGCGCGCTACTTCAATGTTCGCCGCCTGGGTCACTACTCGCGCCATCGCTGAATAGGTCTTCGCCACTTCCATATCTATCTCGCCGTTCAAGACTCTGCTGCAAACGGCGTTCACTTGTTGGGCGAACTGCATGATTGTTTTCGGCTGCTTCCAGTGCTCTTTCGAGTTTTTTGGTCGCGTTGCGGAGTGCGTGGAGCTCCGCTGGGATGTAGTACCCGGTTTTTTCCCTGTATCTGACAACTCTTCTCATCCTCCGTTCTGGGTGTCGCCGTACAGATGCCTTGTCTGCTCGACGGATGGCATCCTTACCGGATTCGGTGTTTTTGTACGTCTTTCGGTAGCAGTTCGGACAGGGGCCGTTTTTGCTGCGCTTGTGATCCCTGCCGCATTTCGGGCAACTCACTCCTGCTCCTCCTGATGCTTGTAGTTCTTGAAACTCCATCGTTTCGGCTTTCCAACCTGTGTCACCACAACAAAGCGAAACTCTGGGAACATCTCGGCCGCTATCTTGGTCTTAACTCTCGCGTCGTCTTCCCAGTGCCCTTTGGTCTCGTGGAGCTCCAGCCGGCCGTCATTCTTGACCACCAAAAAATCTGGGTTGTAGAAGGTCGCGCGCGCCAACTTCAGTTTGATCCCCTCAAACTTCCATCCCGCTATCTCTCCGCACAGCCGGCGCGTTTCGAGGTAGGCGGCATATTTCTTTTCGATGCCGTTCATTTCGTTGGCAACGTGGCGGCGGCGGCTGTCGATCGCTCCCGCAAGTTCCTCCCGTTCCGCCATCCTATCGACGTGTCCCACGGGTTTTTTTGGCGGCAAAGGATCTGGTGTCGGCGGGGTTCTAATCTTGATCCCCAGCCGCGCGTTTTGCTCTGCGATAGCCTCTCTCCACGTTCCGCTTGACATAACCTCCACCTTACCTCCAGTATGGCTCTTATGGCAAATAAAAAAGTGCCGGTTGGCGGTGCGCCTAGACCGGATTTATACAGCAAAAAACGGAGTGGGACGGTGAAGACCGGGATTCGCATTTCGGTGGCGGATAACAAGCTGCTGCGGAAGGCTGCGGAACTGGAGCGCATGTCTCAAAGTCTCTGGATGGTGAGGGCGTTACTGGCTGCGGCAAAGGAACGCATCGCAGAGGAGGGGGCTGATGGCAAATAGTTATCCGCTGGAGTGGCCTCTTGGCTGGGACAGGGCGGGGATTCAGGTTCAATCCCGCTTCGACACTCCAACCTCGAAGGCTTATAGCCTCATTGTTTCTGAAGTGCATCGCCTGGGGGGAACGTCTCTTGTCATCTCCACCAACCTGCCACTTAAGAACGATGGGACTCCGCGCCTGGACCGTGAGCCCGTGGACCCAGGTGTGGCCGTCTACTTTATTCGGCGGGGCAAACAGACCGTGTTTGCCTGTGACAAGTTTGATGCTCTACGCGACAACATGACTTCCATCGCCAAGACGATTGAGGCCATGCGCTCCATCGAGCGGTGGGGAGCGTCGGAGATGATGGAACGCGCCTTTTCCGGTTTCAAGGCTCTACCTCAGACGGCCGGCGCGGGAGAGGACTGCTGGATCGTCCTCAATGTTCCTCCCATGTCGCCGGCTCACCTTGTCACCCTGGCGCATCGTGATCTGATCCGCAAGCTACACGCGGCAAACGCAGAATCAGCCGCTTTTTCTCGCGTGAACGTGGCGAGAGATGACGCTTTGAAGGCATTACTAGCAGCACAAAAAGGAGCAACAACGTAATGGCAAAGACCAGCACACTAACCCGCGATACTCAACCGAAGGTCGCGGCTGCTCTGATTCCCAGGGCAACCGATCCCCGCTCAGAATTGTTTTGGCTACTCGGCCGCATCGAAGGCCAGGGAGTTGAAGGGGCTGCGCGAATCGCAACGCTCGTCATTGAACTTTTGGATCCACCAACGGCCGGCGAAGTACAGGAGACTGAGTAAATGAGCACGATGCTTTATCAACCGGACGGCCGCACGAGGGAATTGCGGCCGTCCAATGGGGTTCACTGGACGCGGGAAGAGTTGCAGGATCTTGTGGGCGGTCCTATCGAAGAGGTTTGTACGATTGACGGGCGTTTCATGGTCGTCAACGATCTGGGGAAGCTGCAGAAACTAGAATTGAACATACCGGCAACCAGGCTCTACATCCACGGCCGCAAGGACGTGATTATGGGGAACGCTGTTGTGGTGGATACTCGGCAGGAGTTGGACGAGCCAGAGGAGGCTGTGCGATGACTATTGAGTTGACTGATGACGAGTACGGCGGGTTGTTAGTCCTCATGGGCTTTGCTCTGGCCCAATCGAGCAATAACAGGATGCTACAGAACAGCTTCCTGATAACGGCTAACGCTGTGGGCCGCAACAGCCCCAACTTTACAGCCTACAAGGTTGTTAACGTCAAGGAGCGAAAAGAGAAGCGTGGCGAATGAAGACACCGGGGAAGTCGCTCACCACTAGAACGGAGCTCCACTGGTGTCCAGTCTGCTTTTATCGGCTGGACGCCTGTACTTCGCTGCTGGATGAGATTGTGCCTGGGCCCGGCGATTTTACTGTCTGTTTAGGTTGCGCCTCGGTGTTGCGGTTCACGGGCGCGATGGATTTTGAGGTCTCCAGCCTCGAATCCATCCCCATCCATTCGCGTCTTCCATTCGCTCGTGTTGTGCAAGCTGTGAAGGAGAAGCCTCAACGTGCCTACAGAATCACCTAAGCCTAAAAACATGAAACATGAGTGGAGTTGGCAATCAGCCGAGTGGAGCACGTTACCGGATACCTTGGAAGATTTGGAGGGTCGCGGCTGGGAGATATTTTCAGTCGTGGATATTGGTGACATTTCTGGGCGATTCTGCAAAGTGATCTATCGCAAGCGAATAAAAGTGCGGCGGCGGAAGGTGCGAGTATGACGGAAGATCAAATAAGCGAATTGCTTTCTCTCCATTAACATTGGTGTTAATGTTCAAGGTTCACATCTAATCTCTTAAAATTTATTAACTTACCCACAAAACTTAAAGCTATATTCTCGATTTAGGTTTCCTCTACCGCTTGCGGCGGCGGGGAGCTGAATGAGGCAAAACGCCGGCTGATCCCCGGTGTATTGGGTCGGGGGAGACATCCCTCCCCCATCCGCCCTCAAGGATGTTTGAAGGGAAAAATATGCCTCAGCAAGTCAAGTCGATTTCCCACGTAAAAAAGATTCTGCGAAGATCGCGCCGAGTGTGCGCGGATCGCCGGCCAAGTGTTCTCCAATCGTCAAGTGAAGCAATGATCCCCCAGGACGAAACCCTGGCCGGCTCTCTTGCTCACTTCAGCTTTAAAAAAGTATGAGGGCCACGGGCGGAACCCCGTGACCCCCTCAAACTAACTGTTATCACCCAGTTCGTTTTTTCTATCCAAACCCCCCTACTCGCTAGTAACGAGTGGCACAGGAGAGCCTCATGTTGAGACCGATTGTACAAACGCGCGCGTCAAAAATCAAGTCAAAATCACATCAAAGTCGCGTCAATTCTAGACGTTGGGACAAAGCCCCGCGCTGGGTACAGGGGCGTTTGAGCCCCCAGGCACTCTCCACATACCTTGTGTTTCTCCACCTGATCCAGGGCCATTCGAAGCGCATACCCCTGCGCCTTCTGGCGAGTCGCCGGCGTGTGTCGCAAAAGACGATTTACAACCATGTGATTGAGATGATCGACGCCAAGGTGATGCGCGTTATGCGGTTCAAGATTGAGAGATGCCGCAATGCCCCTAACCTTTACATACTGTTGGACATGGATGGTGGGGACCTGAATTTAGCATCGGAAAAAAATTGCAGGGAGAAGAGAGTACAGAACTTAAAACCAAGTACATCCCTCGCGCCGAGCGCGCGGGAGTCGAATAATTCTCCTGCGGTGAGGAAACTTTTCGAACAAAACGGCCGGCTCTGGAAGCTGCTGCGGAAAGTTCGGGACGCGAAGCGCGGGAAACACCAACTCCACGCGGCGGAGGATCGCTGCAGACGGGCTATGATGGCCACTGTTGGCGTGTATACAGGGCCAAAGACTCCCGATCCTACGCCCGAAGAGATAAGGGCATTTTGGGAGCGTCAAGCGAAGCATAAAGCCGAATCTCAGCGAAAGATGGGGGTTGCGTGATGGTGAAGGACCGAGTGGGGAACGTGTTGGCGAAGGGAAACAAGATTTTGGTGGCACTGCCTGAGTCGCAAATCTTTGGTTTTGTGGCCGAAGTGAAGGAATCGAGCATTGTGCTTGGGAGTAGGCGTGGCGGAGCGGAGCAAACGCCTGGAATGGTTTTGGTGAGTTGTGTTCTCGCGCTTCCCGTGGATCCAGAGAGCGGCCAAGTGGCTCAGTGTGTGCGCGTCGTTGATCCCGACAAGCACGATGATGTGAGGGTTGTGGATACGTTGAATTAGGCTATAGTGGGTTTGCGTCGGACCCATGTTGCTCAATCCACCAGCAAGGAGCATTTCTATGTCTGACACAATCGACAAGGCACCAGCGGCCGCGCCTCTCTCTCTCACCTCCACCAGCCCGGAATTTTTCAAGGTTCGGGATGAAAAGTTTGTGCCGGCGACGGTCACAGTACCGGGTAGCAGCAATCTGGAGCTCGTCCTGCTCGATGTGACGGCCACGGGCACCGTAAAGGCTGCTGTGCCTGGGATGCTCACCTTGACGCTCTTTGGCATGTCTAAAGCCATCTCTGGGGAGAACCTGGATGATCTGTTGCCGTTGGCGTCGTCGGTTGCTGAACCGATTGGCGGCGTAGGCGACCTACCGGAGACCATGTGGATGATCCAGGGGCATGACCTGTTGATCTGGGCGGGATCCGGGAAGCTGCAGGGCACATTCAAGAGCAACGTGGCCAGCAACCCCCAGCCAGCCGTAGACCTGGACCAGCACCCAGGCAACATCACCGAGGTTGATCCGCTTTACATCTTCGCTGTAGCTGCTCAGTTCACGCCAGACGCTGACCCTGGGGATGGTTCCGAACTATGTTCCCTGACGCTGCATGGTTTCACTGTAGGTGGCTGATGGAAAAAATTGATATTGATTCACTAGAGATTAGGTGGATTCCCGCTGCCGGGGCTTTCTTCGTGGATTTTGGAAATGCTCGGTTCGCGCTCTCACCAACGGCGGCAATCTTGTTGGCGGATGGGTTGCGCGAGGCGGTTCGTCTCCATACACCCTCATTGGGAAGCGTTCCCAAGCTGTAGTATTAGCGGTATGCCAAGTCTGATCTTCATGGGCGTCACCATGCCTGATCCTGATTACATGCTCGTCCCTGTGGGTAGGGATGGACGATACTTTGCGGCCGTAGATGTGTCTGATTGGGAGCTCGTTCGGTGGCGTCGTTGGTCGCTGCAGAGGAGTGGAGAGTGTCTTTACGCCACCACTGGAACGTACAAGGGATCGACTAGCCTACATCGTTTCCTGATGAGGGAATCAACCGCGCCCGTGATCGACCATAGAGACGGGTGTGGCCTCAATTGCCGGCGTTACAACCTGAGAGAAGCCAGCCACGAGCAAAACGGAATGAATCGCGCTGGGTCACACGAGGGCATAGGTGTGATGGGCGTGACCTGGGTGGAGTTGCGGAGGCTATGGAAGGTGACGATTGGGGATGAGTTGGTGGGCTATTTCCGTGATCGTGATGAAGCGGTACAGGCAAGATTCAAGGCTGCGGCGGAGAAGTATGGGGAATACGCGCGCCTGAGTTGATTGGGAGATGAGATCGCGTCCGATCCCATTCCCACGGGGGGTAGTGGGTCAGTTTGAAATTGCCTTCTTGTAGGGGCCGCGCTTTTTGGCTTCTGGCTCTGGCATCAACGATACCAACTCTTCCACACTCCAGACATGATCGGATAACCCGGCTTCCATCGCTGGCGTTACGCGGAGAGTCTGATGAACTCGGCAAAAGTTATAGTAAGCGAAGTACAAAGCTACCGCATGACCGTGATTCTCAACCTTCTTGCTGAAGCCGTTGGTTAGCCGGGTGAAACGCCGCATCGACATTCTCATGTTCAAATTTTGGCGTTCGACGTAGGACGTGCTGACGTGTTTAGGATCAGGTACACCGCTCACTGTCTTCATATCGCAGCCGATGCAGGTGGCGGGGCTGTATCGCGCCTCGTTTGCTTCAGAAGCACCATAGATTTTGTGAAGTTGAGCATAGTCGGCATCGCCTCCAAACGCCTTCTCGACGGCAGCGAGATAGGGCTTATGGGCGTCTGTGGTGATCTGTAGGCGGCCATTGATTCGAGACGCGCAATCGTCCATGAAGCTGAATGCGGAGTGTTTGCCACGGTCGCCAACGTGATACGTTACGCATAGTTTCGTGTCGGCATCAATCGCAGTCCACGTCCAAACGTCTCCCCATCCGAACTGCTCTTGTTCGGCTGTGACATTCTTCTTCTTGGCCCCGACAAAGCTCCAGATTTCATCGCATTGAAGACGGCGCACTGTGAGGTTGCGCACATTCCTATGGTGATAATCAGCACAGGCGCAACCCATATCGCAGAGCAGCTTTACGACCGTGTTCTTTGCTACGCCGGTGATTCGCACCGTGCTCCGAATGCTCATTCCTTCGCAAAGGCACTTAATGACTTGGACTTGTTGCGCGCTGTCTAGCCGATTCATAGTGACCATTATGCTTGAGGGATATGCCTCCGTCAATAGCAAAGTATCAATAAATATGTGTTTTGTACAATTTTTATATTTTGGCCTTGACTGCCACCCGGCGCGGAGTAGAATAGGTGCATGGAACAGGTAGGGAAAAAGGTATTTCCGGTCGCTAAGTACATCAAGGATGAGCTACTTACGCGCGGGTGGACGCAGGCGGACTTGGCTTACGTGATGGGCCGGAGGGCGAGCGAAATCAGTAGTCTGATAGTCGGAAGAAGGCAGTTGTCACCTGAACTGGCGCAAGAGTTGGGGGTTGTATTAGGTCGGGGCGCTGAATACTGGCTTGGCATTGATAGCGCTTTCCGCCTCTCCCAAACGGATTATGTGGATCAGGGAGTGGTCTTACGGTCAGAACTCTTTAGCTTCCCCATTAAGGAAATGCAGAAGCGGCGCTGGATTCCAGAAACGTGGAACGCCGAAGAGCTGCGGCAAGAATTAGAGTCATTTTTCAGCGATAAGGGGCTTTGGGAGCAGGGACCGGATTCCTACGAACTGCCATTCGCCACGTCGTTCAAACGAACGATTCAGGAATCGTCATTGAACAATGCGGAGAAGGCATGGCTGGCGAGAGCAACGCAGTTGGCAAAAGCATGTCCCGTAGCCGCTTTCAACGAGAACAGTATCCCCAAGCTCAAAGCTGAACTGCGGCGCTTGGCCGCTAAAACTCAGGCTGTGCATCGCGTCCCCGCATTTTTGACTTGCTCGGGCATCCGCTATGTCGTGGTTGAACCATTACCTAACGTGAAAATTGATGGCGCGGCATTTTGGCTCGACTCCGCATCCCCCGTTATCGCAATGTCGCTTCGATTCGACAACATCGGTTCGTTCTGGTTCGCCCTCCTGCACGAACTAGATCACATTGAGCACAAAGATGCTTTTTCTTTTGATGATCTGCAATCAGCGCCAAATGATGAAGCGGAGGAGCGTGCGAGTTTTAACGCCGCTAATTCGCTGGTTCCCCGACACGAACTGGAAGATTTTATTAGGGCGTGCGCCCCGCGATACTCTGAGGCGCGGATAAACAACTTGGCGACGCGCCTACAAATTCATCCGGGGATAATTGTGGGACAGCTACAACATCGCGGCGCAATTAGCTTTGCGGCACATCGCAAACTGCTGACAAAAGTGCGTGATCTCGTTACACAGTTCGCATTTACGGATGGCTGGGGTCAGCCTATCCCTCAACTTTCTACTCAATAAGGAGACCACAAAAAATGGCGTTTTATGAAGACATGGTAGATATTGCGAATAAATGGGCCGAGCAAGAAGGAGCGAGCGCTATTGACGCAGAAGCAGCAGCTGACTATGCGCTCAAACACAAGCTCTATGATCGTAAGCCTCCATCGCAGCGCGAGCTGTGCATCCGTGATATGCGTCGCGCATTGCAGCAGGAAAAATTTAAGGATGCTCAAGGAAACGTGGTGCGGGCTAAACATGCGTTGCGCATTGTAGGAGAGCAACTAGAGCTTCCGATCATCGTCTACGTTGATCCTCGCACTGCTAAGCCGGATCAGATGTTCGAAGCTTTCCAGCAGAACCTGGAAGCTATCAAAAACGACGTGAGACGGCACGCAATAGAGACGCGCTCCTATGACCTAAACAACATCTATAACGCGACTCTCCCGCTTTTCGATTACGACATGAGGCAAGTTGCCAAAGATGCGATGCTGACCGGAGAGTACGACGACACCTACGAAGCGGACGACCTTCCAGTGCCGGAACTGGTCGAGAAGTAAAAGGGTGGCTTTTATTTTTTATTTATGCCATCGTGCAGCGGCAGCCTTCTGTGCGATGGCCTTGCGCTCTGAAGGCGAGAGTTTCGTTGCTCTCGCCTTCCCGCCTTTTTGTCCGCCGAGTCTTCCTAGCGCAACCGCAGCAGGATTCTTGCTAGCATCCGGGTCTTCGAGCGGAGTTCCGTCCATGTGCTCTCCGATGGCCTTCTCGACTACCCGAAAGGCATTCACGGCGAAATCGTGTTCCGTGCTTGAGCGTTTAGTCATGTCTCTATGATGCGCTACGCCGGGCAGTCATTCAACCCCCGTGGATTTCAAACTGACCCACTACCCCACGGGGCCACGGTTTCCTCTCCGGTAGAGAATCCCGTACAATCTAGCCCCGTCCCACGGCGAGGGTTTAGGCCGCGCCGTGATGTGGATGTTTCCCACGGTCGTAATTATCGGCAAGTGGAGACATAGAAAACAAGTGCAATTGTGAAAACAGTTCCCACACGAAAAGACTTGGGAACCATTCCCACAAACAACCACCAAAACAGGTCCAGAAAAGCGAGTTGAAGCCGGGTACGGGTGTGTGCTAGGCTCAACACGTGAGGACAGGCCAGATAGTTGTTCTGAATCCTGTCCTGAAGTGGATTTTGAGGATGTAATGGAT